TCCTGAACTTCTTTTGGAGTTGCTAAGCGAAAACCTTCCTCCTTGTCAAAAATTTCTTGAGCGTTATCTTCTGTCATTGCGATAAAAGGATGCTCTTTTGTAAACGTAAAGCCAATGATATCGTATCTAAAATTATCTCTGGTCATTCTAACTAAAACTGTATCTTCTGGCTGAGCATCTGGATTAAATCTAGGAAGAATTTCTTCTGCATCTTCACTAAACTCATCTGTTGCGTCTTCAATATCTTTAATAGTTTTTTGATAAACAGACCATGTAACTCCCTCTTCTGCAAGGGCGGCAACAATATCTGCCTTACTCTTAATACCGTCAGTATCAACTGCAAAGTCCTCTGCAATTTTTCTGAGTTCTGCTACTTTCAATGTCTCAAATGACATATTATCTCCTTTGTTAGGTTCTTTAATTATAGCATTGATAAATTAAAATGAAAAGCCCCTAAAATTAATTAGGGGCCTTTCGAGGGTTTTATCTTAAATTAATTAAGAAGCAACCTTAACGTTCTTTACAACTACCCAAGCATCTGCTTGTTCGATCTGTACGCCAACTCTTGTGTACATTGTGTACTCAATTGAGTCCTTGCGTGGCCAGAAGAAACGGTAGACGGTTACGTCACGCTTGATTCCAATAACTACGTTATTTGGGAATGACAAGTGGATATCTCCGTGTGATCCTGTTGGTGTTGTGTATGTACCAGTCTGTGTTTCATTTAGGAGTGGAACTTCAACAATCGGAATACCGAATGCGAATGGTGCCACATATCCTGCAGGTCCACCTAGTGGTGCAACTCCTCCACGGATTACGCTTGAAGCGATATCCTGTGGGATTGTCTGATTTGTTCCAATGCTGTTAGCATATAGGAAGTCTTGAATCAAGTTTGATCCAGCAAGGAAGCGAAGGTCTCCACGACGTTGCTTGTACTTACGTGGCATAGCCTTAAGTGCCTTGTTGAATACTTCACGAGAAACTGCTGCTCCTGCTGCGTCTACGACACGGCCTGATGCCTTTGCCTTCTTTACAACGCCATCAAATGACTTGTAAAGAGCGTCTGATGAAAGTGATGTGTCACCGTTAAGAATAACATCTTCGATGTCATTTCCTGCTTGTGTCGCCATCAAACGTGCAATATGATCTTCTAGATCTGCACCCTCGATGTTATCTTCTAGAGACTCTGTTGAAAGCTCCCAGTCCATGCGAAGCTTCTTTGTTGTAAGTGAGATCTTTGAGAAAGTAACTGCTGAGTTAACCCCAGTGTTGTCTGCCTCTGTCGCAAGCTTCATAAGCTTCTCGCCTACTGACATACGATCAATTTCTGCTGTATCTGACTTCATGCGAACTGTACGTGCGACCTTACCGATTACGGTTGCGTCGAACATATAGTCAAGGAAGCGAGCAGATTGTTCTGGGTTAAGAAGACCACCATTGCCATTTTCAGACGCTGTGTGTACTCCTGCTCCACCAGTTGTTGAACCGAATCCAGTTGATACCTGAGTACCAGCTGCTACGGCCTTTTCTAATGTTTCATTGCTCATTATTTTATACCTACCTTAGTTAAATATTTCGTTTACGGAACCGAGGAAAGAACCGTTCCATTTAGATTTCTTGATTGTTACTTCCTCTGATCGGCCAAGATCAGAAGACTTCTTAATTGCAGTCTCGGACTCTACTGCATCGACACGCTTTTGTACACCATCAATCGTGCTCTTGATATTATTTACAGCACTTGAAAGTGCTGTGTGTTGTTCTGCCAACTCTGAAATTCTAGCATCTACGCTCTTGCTGAAAGCTTCAACAGTCTCTTGGATTGTTGTTACTTGTGCTGCATTTGCTTCAGATGCCTTGTTTAGAGTTTCTGAGAAAAAGCCTTTTAGATCGCCTAACATCTTTGCAAAATCAGGTTCATCAACCTTATCTTCTGATACATCGGCTGCTTTTTCCAGAGTCTCGGCAGGAACGTCTTCTGCTACTGCTGCTTCTTCTGCAGGAGCTTCAGCTGGAGCTGCATCTTCTGCAACTACTGCTGTATCTTCAACGGCTGTTTCTGTTGCTGCAACTTCAGCTGGTGCTTCTACTGCAACGTCTTCGACAACTACGTTTTCTGTATTATCTGACATTTCATTACCTCCTTCTGCGTTTGCCTGTTTTGCAATTGTTTGTGTTTCAGGCAACGTAAATCTTGAATGCTTATATGCATCAAGAATCTTATCAATCTCTTTTGCTTTATTAACATCTGAGCTCTCTACCCATCCGATTAGCTCGGCTGGCTTTCCAGATACTGGAGAGTCATATGTTTTATCTGTTGAGATAAAAACAGAATCACTGTCTTCACAGTAAAAAATATTTTCAGTTACTACACCTACTGCAATTCCTTTAGCAATGTATTGTCCATTTACTTTCTGAATAGAAAGAATGTTACAAAGTTCATTTGCTGGTGAATCAACAATAGAAAGTTCAATTAGTTCATAGTTCTTAATAAATCTTACGGTCTTGCCGTTTGCTTTATTAACTTCATTATCTGACTCAAGAATTTTTCCGCCGATTGAAAATCCAGAAAGAGTTCCGTCTAAAACTTTTTCCCAAGTGTCTTGAGCACCTTTTGAAATGTAAGCATCTACATACACTCCGTTATAAAATTCTTTTGCTTTTGGATCATAGAAAGTTTCTGGCTTAAAAGAAACCATCTTTCCTACCGCATTAGATCCATGCATCTCACGAATATTTCCACGGAAATTTTCAAATGCTTTAAGACTTGATTCTGCTGTTACAACATCACCAGTCTGGTCAACATTGTCTAAAGTAGCAAATCCTGAGACCGTTCTTTTTTCTCGGTTAACCTTAGTAAAAGGTACCGACAGATTAATAACGTTGCCGTTACTGGTCCATAAAGACTTTTCAATATTCATATGCTTAATTTTATAGTGTTATAGACTATAAAGCAAATAACAGTTGAGTGGACTTAGTTGACTTGTCTTCCGTCGCCCTTGGCATTTCGTCCTTCTCCAACTTTATCGGAGGCCCCTGCGGATCTGGCTGCATCTCTAGCCCTAGTTTTCCCAGCGGTGGCTTTTTGATCAGCGGCTTGTTGTGGCTTTAATTCAACCATTTTATCTCCGCCATCAACAGGGATCATTCCTTTTCTAATTCTAACTTCATTTGGAGTAATTACCTGCATTCTTAAATATCTTTCATCTATTTGAGATTGAGTATCTTCATCGGTCAGGGTTAATTCATTAAATTTTAAAGTCAGGGCATCTGTTTTTTCATCAAATATTGCATTAATTTTTTTCTCTAATATCATTTGAGCTGGTCTGCAAACTTGCTCTTTAAATGTTTTATCCGCATCACGAGCTACTGCTAAATTAACACCTTCTGGAGTTCCAATTTTATTAATTGGGACACGGTGTGCTAGCAGGATTTCATCTCTATTTGATTTACGATATTTCTCAAATGAACCTTCTTGATTGCCAGCCTCAATAGGCTCCATTTTAAATTCAACTTTTGAGTCTGGAGTATCTGAAGGAAGTGGGACATAAAGAGATCTATGATTTTTTCCCTTTAATCCAACCTGAAAAAATTCAAGTAATTTACGCTCTGACTCTGGTGAAAGCTTTGCTCCCTTTACTGTAATAATATATCTTGGAACCGCTTTATTTTCAAAGTAGTCTAGGTTATATCTACCAGATAATTCATTTCCAGCAAGTGCTACCTGTGCAGCAATGATGTCTGGGATTCCATAATAATTATTCATAGGTGTATATTTCTTTAAATGAATAATTTCATTTGGACGATCTTCTTGTCCTGCAATTGGATTTTCTACTTCAGTCTCACCAAAATTGCTAAAGTATACAGCCTTGCCATAAAGCAATTGAACAAAGCCATCTCTTAATCTGCGGACACGCATTGTCTTTGATGGTATATGACCAATGTATCCAATGTTTCCGCCAGTTGTTCTGCCTATTTCAATATAGCCATTTCCTGTTGCTTCTAAATCTGTATAAACTTTAATTAAAGTTTGTGTAAAAGTATCTTCATCATTTGTTGTATCTAGCCACGCATGAAGATCTTGTTTTAGCTTGTTAAGCTTTCTACGAGCTCTTTCTAATTGCTTGTCATCTGTAATTGAATCAAAGGCATCATTTGTTTTCTTTGTCTCAACAAAATCATATCCTAGACCAACAATATTAGAAACTTTTGCATTAATTGCTGCATAGTTATATGTTGAAATTTCATAAACTTTTGAAAGGTATTCAAGATTGTATGTTGGCTCAATAAGATCAAACATAGCATATCCGCTAATTGCTTGTGCTAGTAGGTTCTGTTGTGTTCCCGTTCCTTCTACGCCAGTAAAAGATTTAGAAAACTCTCTATTAATTTTACGTTTAAATGAAGATCCGAGACCTCTAAACTTTTTTAAATCTTCTAGGCCAACTGCAAATGGGTCATTGCTTTTTTCGTCTTTCTTAAAAGAAAACCAATCTGCTGTGTTTGATATATCAATAATGTTTTCTGAGTTATCCTCATTAAGAAATTCTACGCTCATCTTAACCCACCTAATTTTTTCATTTCGTCTTTATAGTTTCCAATATCATATGGATCTGGAACTAGTCCCCAATTGAGTCTTTGCTTTTGATGCTCAAACTCTTCATCGTCAATTTTCCTTCTAGCGGAAAGAAATTTAGGCCCGCCTTCGTATATGCCAAACGAGCGAACTTCTCTAGCCAAAGCATCGATGTTGGATCTATTTCCCTTTTTGGACGTGACTGAAAGAAAGTTGCCATCATCGTCTCCAATCCATCTGCCGTCGGGCATTTCCCAGACATATATGCCTAGGATTGACTCTTCTTCAAGAACCTTAGTATTAATCTTATTAATATCCATAGACATAAATCATACCATTATTTCGTGCTAAAGTCTAGAGTTTGTCCATCTTTTGGACAAAATTACAAGCTAACTGACTCTGGTTCTACCACAGTTATAAAGAAAGGAGTAGAATCGTCACCACTAGAGGACTCGGCTAATGAAAAAGATGTATCGTCTATTTGATTTACAGTATTTCCTGTATACAATAAATAGTGATTTAAAATAGTTTTTGTTAATAAAGGGCTTTCATATACGGCTACATTATTGTACATATGCCCTAAACCAGATTTAGTGTCATTTTGATTTTGATTAAATTTGATGTTTGTATCAGATGATGTTAGGTTTATTACAATATGATGTGGTGTATCTACTACTAGGAAGTTCCAGACATTTGTTTCCGCCGTTCTATCTATGCCATTTACATAAATTGAGGATATGCCTGTCTTTGTTATTGCTCCCGCAGGATTCCACTCGTACTTCTTGGAAGCTCCTGAGAATAGGACATTTTCATTATATTGAGGTGTGTATATTAACTCTATGCAAGAAACGGCGGGAATAGAATTTAATGAGAATCCATGTCCATTATACATAGTCAGCCCATTATATTTATTATAGGAAAGCGTCTTGCTATTATTTTTAGGCAAAGAATAATCATAAGCGGAAGATATATAATATCCTGAATTATCGCTATAGAAGTTCTTGCCCGTATAAAAAGCTATTTCTAAAGATCGAAGGATTGGAAGATATTTAGTTGTATCTGCAGATGATAAAGTTATCCTTAAATAAACAATCTCTGAAAATTGATTATCGTTTTTATTGATATAAGGCAATGGGGATCCATTTGTACATGTCCGCCAAGTTGTGTTGTCTATACTTGCTTCTACCAGAATTCCTTTTACGTCATTGCTCCAGTGGATCTGAGAGGTATTAATATTTAGGTAATTAGGTACAATAAAATAATCGGTAAATGTAAATGATGCAGTTGCTGCAGTAGTTGTTTCTGGTATATAGATGTATGAGTTA